CTTAAGCTTACTGCACTTAAAGAAGATGAAAGCAGTATTTGTGAAGATTTGTACTCTACAAAGGATTTACAGATGAAGAGGGCTACACTTGATGAGGATATATGGCTTGCAAACTACCTGCAGGAGCCTGTAGATAAAAAGGGTAGTTTGTATGGTGTCTTTAAGACATATGATGTTATTGATATTGATAAGGCTGAGAGGGTGATTGCGTATGTAGATACAGCCGATACCGGAGCTGATTACCTTTGTATGATAGCCGCTGCCGTAATTGAAAGATATGGATATGTACTTGATGTTTATTACACGGATGAAGCCATGGAAGTTACTGAAAAGGAGACTGCAAGGCGTTTAGCCTTTTGCGGTGTAAGGGATTGTCTGATAGAGAGTAATAACGGAGGTCGTGGTTTTGCAAGGAATGTAATAAGGTTTTTAAAGGAGTTAAAGGCTTTTAAATGTATGGTTACATGGTTTTCACAAAGCAAGAATAAGAAGACCAGAATACTTGCAAATGCAAGTAATGTAATGGATCAGATTATAATGCCTGAAGACTGGGAGAAGAAATATCCGGAGTTTGCAAGGCATGTAAAGAAGTATCAAAGGAAAGGCAAGAATGAACACGATGATGCAGAGGATACATTAACAGGTCTTGTGGAGTTTATAAATGGTGATGTTAAGGGTAAGAAGAAAGCAAGGATTGGGTCAAAATCCAAGTTTAGAATATAGGTAATATATGTTTTATTTTGATATGGATGAGGTTATTGATGAGGATTTCATAACAAAAATAGTTAATAAGTTTAATCTTGAAATGGTAGGGCATTATCAGATGCTTGACAGATACTATGAGGTAAAAAATGATGGGATTGCTAAAAGGTTTATGAAAGGGAAAAAGCCTGATAACAAGCTTTTTCATGGCTTTGCAAGGTATATAACAAATATGGCTACATCCTACTTTGCAGGAAGACCTGTTGAATATCTGATAGAGGATGAAGAGTATAAGAAGGTACTGCTGCCATACCTTGATGATGCCTACAATTTTGATTATGAAATCTCTAAAGAAGCGAGTAAAAAAGGAATCGCATATGAGTTGCTATACGTTACAGAAAATAGTGAGTTAAGAAGTAGACAGTACAGTGCGGAGGATATAATTCCAATATATTCAGCATCGCCGGATGAGTTTCTAAACGGGTTTATAAAGCTTTCAGCAATATATAATCTTGACGGATATCTAAAAAAAGAAAGAGCCGCCGTTTATGATAAAACAGATATATATGAGTTTGAAAGAAGTACAGGCAACGGAAGATTTTCACTTGTAGATATAAGAAAACATTATCTTAATGATGTGCCTTTAATTGTCTACTGGAACACACAGGAGATGAGCTCTGACTATGAAGGTGTCATAAGTCTTATAGATGCTTATGACAGAGCGGAGAGTAATACAGCAAATGATATGGATTACTTTACAGATGCATACCTTTTGATAAAAGGAGCTGAAGGTGGACTGGTAGATGAAGAGGGAGAAGATATTTTACTTAGTGACAGTGATGAGGCTCTAAAAAATAAAAGGATTATGTATCTGGATGAAAAGGGAGATGCAAAGTTTCTTGAAAAGGATGGTGACAATTCTTCAATTGAAGATTTTAAAAATCGAATTTTTAAAGATATTTTCTTTGTGTCTCAAGTACCGGCATTGACTGACGAGAGTTTTGCCGGAGACTTATCAGGTATTGCAATAAAGTATAAGCTTATAGGCCTTGAGCAGCTTGCTATTATGAAAGAAAATCGTATGAGGCTTGCAAAGGCAAAGAAAATCAGCATGATTACAGACTGGATCAACTGGAAGAAGTCAAAAAAATATGATGCATCTACAGTAAAGCAGAAGTACACAAGAAACTTTACTGAAAATGTTTCTGAAATCATAGATAATGTTACTAAGCTTACAGGTGTAGTAAGTAAGAGAACACAGCTTGATATGCTACCGAAGGAGATAATAGCAGACACAAATAAGGAACTTGAAACTATAGATGAGGAGCTTAAGGAAAGCGAAGGGCTTTTTATGGAGCCGGTATAACATATGAAAAGTACTGACTATTGGGAGAAAAGGGCTTTAAGAGATAAGAAGTTTGCTACAAACAGGACGGAGGATTATATAAAAAACAAGCTTTCCAAGGCTTATAGCGAAGTATCAAAGGAGCTTGAAGAGGAAATAAAAGCATTGTATGAGAAACTTGATAAAAGTAAGTCATTACTTGCACAGACATCTGAGATAAAGGAACTTCTTAATAAATTAAATGAAGAAAAGGAAAAGCTTACAAATGCAAATCTTCCTAAAGAAGTTTCAGATACTATAGAAAAGAATATAAAGCTTATCGAAGAGAGCCTTAAAATGAAGTCTAAAAGCGGATATATAACACATCTTGAGATGATGCAAGAGAGAGTAAATTCTTTAGCATTATCTGTAGCAAATGAAAATCAGATAAATATGTATGACTATCTTGCAAAGGAGTATACGGATGATTATTTTAGAGGAGTGTTCAGAGTACAGCAGGGGATGGGCTTTGGTAAGGACTTTGTAAGCCCTAATCCTAAACTTATACAGAATGTAATTATGAGAAGTTATGCCGGGAGCAGCTTTTCAAAGCGTATCTGGAAGGATGTAAATAAGCTTGGAAGTACTTTAAAAGATACTTTAACCAAGGGTTTTATAAGAGGTGATTCAATTGACACAATGACAAAGAGACTTTTAGAAAGAGTTGAAGTGTCAAAGAGCCATGCAAAAATGCTTATACGTACCGAATCTGCAAGGGTTTGTGAAGAAGCTACAAAGGATGCTTATAAAGAGTGTGGTATAGAACAGTACATATATCTTGCTACACTTGATAGAAAAACTTCTTTGATATGTCAGGAACTTGACATGAAGAGTTTTCCTTTAAAAGATGCCAAAATAGGAGAGAACTATCCGCCTATGCATCCGAACTGTAGAAGTACTACAATGGCAGATACTAAGCCTTTAAAAAGACTTGCCAGAGGGGCAGATGGAAAAAACTATGAAGTTGACGGAAACCTAAGCTATAAGGAGTGGTATGACGGGCTTTCAAAAGATGAACAGGGACGGATGAGCCTTGAGAATAAGAAAGATGCGAATAGGAAGAGGGACAAGGAAGAGTATAATGAATTAAAAAAGTATGTTCAAAAGAGAAAAATGTCATTTAATGATTTTTTAAATATTAAGTATAATGATGATAAAACTAAATACAATGAAATGAAAGTTATTATACCAACTATTGAAAACTTTAAAGAAAGGTTGAAAAATGGGGAAGTGAACTTAAAAGTACAAAAAAACAAGCAGCTGGAACACATACAAGGAAGCAAACCATTTTTAAACAGATTTAAACAAGCATGGGCCACAAGAGGAAGAGAAAACAGTATAACACCACAATCATTTTTTTATAAAAATCAAGACATTGAGCAGATAATAAAAGATTATAGTGGTAAAGGGGTTTTTGTGTATAATCCGGCAAACAAAAATGTGATGTCAGAGTACGTTTCTGTAGATAGAGCCATAGGAAGGTGCTATAATAGAAGTACAAATAGATATGAAGAAACACGAAGGATATGTATACGATATACCAATAAAGGCGTACATTTATATCCAACAAAAGAGGTAGATGGACATGAATAAAATATATAAATTAGATGACTTAAGTAATATGGGTAAAGATGCACATATTAAATTAACAGATGGAAGAGAGTTTGATTGCAAGCCTGATTGTATAGTGTGTGACGATGATACATATGAGGATCTGATTCTTGTGTGGTCAAAGCCTGATGGAGTAGGGTATGAGTTAAGGGAAAGTGAAATATCAGAAGTTATAGAGATATAGGAAAGTATAAGGCTGTATTTTGCCCGTAAATGCAATTAAATGCTCTAGGGTATAAATGTTCAAGTAAAAATAGTTAAACAAATTTAAACGGTAGTTAAACGTGTTTTAAACGGGGTATAGTGTGTGACGCTATAATAAAACCGAGATTAGAAAAGATTGCAACTTATGCAGTCTTTTTTATTTTATAAAAAGTAGACTTTGAAATTTTTCAGAGTCTTTTTTAAGTTGAAAGGAGTTTTAATGGAGGAAGTAAAAAAGGATGAGAAAGACCTTAAGAAAAAGGTTGGGGAAGGCAATGAAGGAGAAGCAGAAGAAACAGTGGTAGACACTGAAAGTAATACTCCGGAGGGTGGTAGTGCAGAGCCTTCAGGTACTAAAAAAGAGGGTGAGGAGCCTGAAGATGGTAAAGAAGGTGCGGCATCTATGGATGAAAAGGAGCCTATAGAAGGTAATGCTTCAGGTGAATCTAAAGAAGCTTTAGAAGTAAGTAAAGAGGGTGAGCCACAGGAAAAGAAAGAAGATGAAAAGGCTCCGGAAGGTAAACCTGATGATAAAGCACTTGTAAAGAACATTGAAGATAAGGAAAAGGAACTTGCAAAAAGAGAGGAAGAGTTATCTAAAAGAGAGATTGAAGCAGGTGCTAAAAGCATTTTAAGAGATAAAGGGATGTCAGAAGAAGTTTTACCTTTAGTGCTTAGAGGTAGCTTAGAAGATACAAAAGCAAGTATTGAATTACTTGAAAAGGTACTGGGAGATCAGGTAGAAAAAAAACTTTCGGAAGTGGCAAAGGGCAAAAGCCCTGAAGGAAGTAAAGGTAATATAAACAAAGAAGCAGGCTCTATGGTAGATGCGTTTAGAGCCAAATTAAGAGGTTAAGGAGATAAAAAATGGCGTTAAATATCAGTACAGCAAGAAGTGTATTTCAAAATGAACTTGATAAGCTTATGGTTGAGGAGCTTACAAGCGGCTTTATGGAGGCGAATGCCGGGGATGTTATTTATAACGGTGGAAATGAAATAAAGATTCCGTCAATTGTTATGGATGGACTTAAAGACTACTCAAGGACAGACGGATATCCAACAGGTGGAGTTACACTCTCATATCAGACTGTAAAGATGACAATGGATAGAGGTGAAGGATTTATGCTTGATGCAATGGATGTTGAGGAGACAAATTTTGTTGCATCAGCGGGGACAGTACTTGGAGAATTTCAAAGAACAAAGGTAGTGCCTGAGGTGGATGCATATAGGTATTCTAAAATCTATGGAATTGTAAAGGATAAGGCTGCATCCAATGTAAAAGCGGAGACAACAGCTCTTACAGAAAAAACTATCTATAAGGCTATAGCAAATGATATAGCACTTGTTAGAGATGAGATCGGTGAGAGCAATGAGCTTGTAGTTATTATAAACGGTATAGCGAGAGGTCTTTTAAATAATAATGAGACATTTACAAAGATACTGACACAGGCGGACTTTGTAAAGGGAGAGCTTACAACAAAGGTCAGAACAATTGATGATTGCCCGATTATTCCGGTTCCGTCATCAAGACTTTTTACAGAGTATGATTTCTTTAAGGGTTCAGAGAGTTCAGGACAAAAAGACGGCTTTAAGAAAAAG